CGAACAGCCACCCTGCTCACCCATACAGGTCACGCCGCCGAACCTCAGCCTCCGCATCAGCCCTAGCCCCGTCACGTTCCTTCGTCAGCTCCGACCACGGGTCAAAATCCTCACGAACCCAGTCGCCTCGACCCTCAGCCTCCGCCTCAACGTCACCAGGGGTAGCGTTCAACTCGGCCAACGCAGCGTCCTCGTCCTCATCGGTCATCGGACCACCCCCATACTGGCTACTCAAAACAACCTCCAACCCATTCGGCTCAAACCCAACCTCCGACCACCCCTCACCCTCACCCTCACGAACCGCCGCCTCAGCCTGTGCAACATCCTCAGCCTGCACAGTCACCCACACACAAGCAGGCCCATCCACCTGAAAAACGAAAGACTGCTCACTCATCGTCACCCACCATTCCTCTCATACCAGTCATCAAACAAACCAACATTACCAACACGCTCATAACGACCCCTCAAACCCTCGACAATCTTGCCCACCAACGCAGGATGAAACTCCACAAAAACATCATGGTCACCTAACAAATCCCACCGCCCGCTCGCACCGTCATAACGAGGACACCCCTTCACGACAAAACCAAAATCGTGTTGCAAACACTGATCCAACGGCACCACCCCTGGCAGATACCCAGACTCACACCTCTCGTTCGGATCAAACGCAGCACCCAAAAAATCTTGCACCTCGTCACAACTCTGAAACCCAATGAACGCACACTGGCCGTTGTCGAACAAATCGTGACACGACTCCGTAGTCACAATCCCCAACCGCCAACACAAACACACAAGCTCCGCTAACTGCTCGTCAATCCACGCATACCACGGGCCGACACCCACCAGCCTTGCCTCATGGACAGAACCCTCCAACGACGGCACAACACCCTGCGAATACTTCTCAACATAAAAATCGTCACACAACGACAAATCAGCCACGATCAGCAACCAACCTCAGACGAACAGGATTCAACGAAGAACAACACCCAGCACCAAACGCAGGAGACACCATCTGCCCAGGATCCAACTCCATGATCTCGTCATACCTGCCACACGAATACCCCCCAGGGGTATCACCCACCAGGAACCGACATGCCACACCACCATCCACCGACACCCCCCACGGACACGGCGCCGTCTGGCAACAGTAACCAGAACGAACACAGCTACTCATCATCACCCTCCCCGTGAACCTCACGCAAATAAGCCAAATACTCCGCATCCACCCGACGCATCACCCCATCCACAAGAGCGCGATGCTTCGCACCCTCCACGCCACGCTTCCGTGGCATCAACGGAGAATCCTGGTAAGCGATAGCGTCCCACGGCTCCGCCCACCAATCGGAACCGACAGGCACACACTCGACCTCATCGTCATTCCAAGAACAACGCACCAACAACCAGGAGCGTGTAACAGGGGTGTCCTGCCACACCCTGACATCAGCCTCACGGACAGGCTCACCCCACCGCTCACCCAACCAGGCCACAGCCTCAGCTTTCGTCATCCTAGGCATCATCACCCTCCACCCAATGCTCCGCCAACCGTGTCCAATCGACACGCCACAAACTGCCAACATCACCAGCCATCACACGCCACACCTCGACACAACCATCGCCCGCCTGCGGATAGAACACCATGTCGAACATCTCCCGCACCCACGACTCCACAGCATCGGCCACACGAAACACAGCCCTGGTACCAGCTCGAAGCCCAGGATCCTCCGCCACCCAATCAGCATGGGACGCCACCATCACATCCACCAACCCACAACGATACTCATGCAACCCTGCATCGTTATCGAGATGCATCCCGACCGCCCACGTTTCCCTGTTAGGTGATCCGTTGTATTCCTGGCCCGCACACGCCTTGCACTCACTCACAGCTCTCTCCCTCTCACAATAGACACTCATACTTCGACCACCAGACTTGCTAGGTGCCTAGCGTCACAGCCATTGCCATAGACACCACCACAGAAAACCAGCGTGCCATCAGTCCACCCATCAGTGGACGACACGCCAATACCACAACAATCACAGCGAACATGCTGGTCCTGGTCCACATCAAGCTCCACACCAGGAACCACACGACCACACTGGGCGCACGGTTCCTGGTACTCCAGCTCATGGCAACCATTCCAGCCACCATAGTGAATGTCCGTTCCATCCACCATACGGTCGACACACCAGGAACGATGGCAACCATCAGAACAAAACGTAACCAGCTCCACTAGATCACCCTGGTCATCCTCCAGCTCGTGATAATGGACACTCACGACGCCACCATCCACTCACGAATAGGTAGGTGCGACTGTTCAAGCTGTGCACAATGACACTCACAACCCTGGTCAACATCCTCCGCCGTTAGCGGGTCGTGACCATGACGAATAGAAAACAGCCCAACACTCGGACCCTCTGGTGTCCACCACTCGTCCACAGACGCCACCACAGCGTCATACTCCACTGGCGTAGTCACTTCCCATTCCTGGTCCACAGCACCCTCCACCACAGTCCACAGCTCGTCATAGAACCCTGGTCCACTCACGACGCCACCAGCCCACAAGCCACCAGGAAACGCCCACGATCAAACCGTGGATTATCGGCAGCGAACACATCCGCCATACCATGCGCCGCATCCTCGGCCCCATTTAGATCACCACGCTCCAGCTGTGCCAGAACCAGCTTTGATGCTATGTAATCCTTCCTAGACATGTCATCCCACTCTCACTAGCCAACAGCTCCCCAAATAGGGCGCCTAATGGGATAGTAAAGGAACGCACCTGAACAGTCAAGCAATTGTTTCCACCACCACCAGAAACCAGGCGCACCAGCTCGACACCACTGGCAACGGTTCCGCCGTTGGTCGTGCGTTACCATCTCCCACAGGACCACCAGCGCGCCCTAGGTCCGTTCCTGGGCCCAGCTGGTCACCCTGGGCCCGTCCCTGGCCCCGTCTGCGCAGGAAACCAGCACCAGGACGACCGACCAGCTCCCGCACCAGCGCCCGACGCGCGGATCCGCGCCCGCCCGCACGGGGCACCCCCCTCGGGGGGCGGGGGGCCTGCACTTTTATATGTATAGATACCCATTCCCGTTGCGTTGCGTTTTCAGGTTTGGGGTGGGTGGCAGGGGGTCTGGTTTTTGGGCAGAGTTCTGCTTTGTCCAGGGCTGGTTAGTGCCTCTTGGGCGTGTCCACTGATCTTGGTGGGGGCGTGCTGGGGGCACGCTGCTTGGTTCTGTGTGATCCCCCCCCTATAGTCCCCCCCCTTGTGTCCCATTGGGGTTTGGGTGGGACACGGGTGTCTTGTGGTTGGAGGTGTGTGTCGGTGTCGAATGGTGGCGGTAAGGGTTGGACGAAGGATCCTGATTCTGGTGTGAAGGTGATGCCTGAGTTGTGGGCGGAGCTGTTGGATTGGTTGTTGTTGGGTCCCGACAGGGACCCAAAGAATCAGTATGAGTGGGCTGAGGCGCATGGGGTTCATGCGGCGTCGGTTCGTCGTATCAAGTCGGATTCCAGGTTTGTGCGGGAGTGGGATCGTCGTGCTGCGGAGTTGAATATTCATCCTGAGCGTACGCAGTCGGTGATTGATGCTTTGTGGGGTGCGGCTGCTGGTGGCGATGTGAAGGCTGCTTCGTTGTATTTGCAATATATTGATAAGTTCACGCCGAAGCGGCGTGTGGTTGTGGATGATGACCGTGAGGCGTCTGGGTTGTCGGATGCTGAGTTGGTTGATGAGTTGGAGTTTCAGGTTCGACATTTGAAAGCGGTGGGTGAGGATGGCTAGTTCGGCTGGTGGCGCGTTTGGTGTGAGGCGTCCTGATAGGTCTGTTGGTGGTATGCGCCGTCAGGGACCTGTGGATCGTTTTGATGAGGCGGTTGGTGAGGACGAGCACACTTTGCGAAGTTTGATGGAGCAGGGTGCTGCGATGGAAGGCAGCCGTGTTCCAGGTGGTTTCGGTGTTGTTTCTCCGTCGAGGGTTTCGCCTGGGTCGTTTACGCAGGATCCTGGGATGCGTGCTGCTGACGAGTTTCAGGATGTGACTTCTGCGGGTTACAGGGAAGCTGCGGAGCGTGTTGCGGAGCGTGGTGGCGCTAAGGAGTATGCGACTTCTGTTGGACAGGAGGAGGCTGAGGCTGGTGCCGATGAGTTGCGTAATGCGGTTGCTTTGATTTTGGCGAGTTTGGTTGGGGGCGCTGGTTTGGGTCGTGGGACGGCTGCTCGGACTCCGTGGGGGATGACCCAGAAGGAGGCTGCTGCCAATAGGGGTTTCTGGGATCGTGGCGGGACGATGGCAGATTTGGAGAAAGCGTTTTCGACGGGCCAGTGGAGGCAGGCTCCGCTTAGGTGGCATCCTGATGTGCCGTTGATTCGTCCGAATCCTGGCTATCCCGTGCGAGGAAACTTTGGTCCTGGTGGTGTGATCCCGCCGTCGGCTATGCGACCGTATGTTGGTAGAACGGTTGTTGATCCGACTCCGACGTTGGGGGCTGCCGAGTATTTGCGCCGTCGCGGCTGATGTCTGTTGGTCTTGTCCAACGCGACGGCCAATGGGTGCCCTACGAGGAACATCCTGAGTCGTTTGGTGAACACCCTGACTTGGATCCGTTCATGGATGACACACCGTTGGAGTGCGGTATCGAGTCGCCTGAGGTGTGTGAGTCGTGTCAGTGAGGGAGTGGGTGTTGTGCGGGGTGGTGACGGCGATGTTCGCGTTTATTGCGTTTACGGTTTGGGGTTTGGGTCGGACGTTACAGTCGTTGTTCGATTAGATGAGCCGTCTGGTTGAGTTGCGCCAGGAGGCGGAGTGGCGTCGCTGTGTGGCCGATGAGAAATATTTTCTCCGCAAGTATTGGCATATTGCCCATCCTGCTCATGGCAGGATTTTGTTTGGTCTTCGGGATGCGCAGTCTCAGGCGTTGGATCAGTGGGGTGAGAATCGTTACAGCTTGACGTTGAAGGCCCGTCAGATTGGTTGGACGACGTTGGTGGCGGCGCACCAGTTTTGGTTGGCGTTTTTTCACCCAGATCAGAACATTATTGATTTGTCGCGCACGGAGCGCGAGTCGGTTTTGTTGTTGAAGAAGTCGAAGTACGGGTTTTCGCATTTGCCGAGGTGGATGTTGGAGCGTGGCCCCAGGTCGGTGGTTGAGCATCAGCAGCGGATGGCGTTTGATAATGGTTCGCAGATTGCGTCGATGCCGTCTGCGTCGGATCCTGCGCGTGGTGAGTCTGCGACGTTGATTGTGGTGGATGAGTGGGCGTTTTTGCCTAATCCTGAGGAGGCTTGGGCGTCCATTGAGCCTGTCGCTGATGTGGGTGGGCGGATTATCGGGTTGTCTACGGCGAATGGGTCGGGGAACTTTTTTCACCATTTGTGGACGGGGGCTTCGGCGGGGAACAACAGGTTTGTGACGATGTTTTTTCCGTGGTCGGCTTCTGAGGATCGTGACGAGTCTTGGTATGAGGCGAAGAAGCAGTCGATGTTGTCGTGGCAGTTGCATCAGGAGTATCCGTCGTCGCCTGAGCAGGCGTTTATCAGGTCGGGTAACCCTGTTTTCGATTTGGACATGTTGGGCGAGTTGGAGTCGGGGTGTTATGTGGGGCGGTCTGGTTGGTTGGCTGCTACGAGTGGTCGTAGTGTGGAGTGGAGGGCGGCGTGAGTTTGACGGTGTGGTCGGATCCTGAGGCCATGTCGGGGTATGTGATTGGGGTGGATACGGCGGAGGGTTTGGGTCATGGCGATTATTCGTGCGCCCAGGTGTTGTGTGTGAACACGGGGGAGCAGGTCGCGGTGTGGCATGGGCATATTGCGCCTGATGAGCTGGCCCATGAGGTTTTCAGGTTGGCGTTGTGGTATCGGGATGCGTTGACGTGTGTCGAGTCGAACAATCATGGTTTGACGACGATCACCGAGT